TTCTAATGTTTATCGGACTTCCTTTTGCTTTTATCATTACTGGTAAATGGTCTTATGGTAGTGGCGATAAAAGTCGAATATTAAATTGGTTTCGTCAATTACGGTTGGTCTAAAATGGCTTATAACGCCTACGGCTTGGCGAAGTGGGGGAATTATACCCACAAAAGCCAATTAGAATTACTAATGTTTAATAAAAGTACAAAAGATGATTAAAGATATTAAGCCCCCATTTTGCCAAACCGATGTTGTGTGCAGTACGGTTTATGAAAACGTAATCTTCAACGAGGATTGTTTGGCAACTATGAATAAAATAGGTAAAGTTGTAGATATTGTAATAACTTCTCCACCTTACAACACAAGTAGAGTAGGTAGTAAAGCAGACCCATATTCATTTAGGTATGATGGGTATAAAGATGGATTAAGTGATGATGATTATATAAAATGGACTATTGATGTATTTAATGGATACGACAAGGTATTAAAGAGCAATGGCTCAATACTGTATAATATTAGTTATTCAAGTGAAAATACAGATTTGATTTGGAAAGTAGTTTATAATATAATAGCTAATACAAACTTTACAACTGCTGATACTATTGTATGGAAAAAAGATTGTGCAATACCAAACAATGTTAGCCCTAATAAACTAACAAGAATAGTAGAGTTCGTATTTGTTTTTTGCAGAAAAAGTGAAATATCTACTTTTGAAATGAATAAGCCAATAAATAGTATTAGTAAAAAAGGACAAACGATTTATGATAATGTTTTTAATTTTATTGATGCAAAAAATAATGATGGCAGTAATGATTTAAACAAAGCAACATTCAGTACTGAATTTGTAAGAAAGCTAATTAGACTTTATGCAAAAGAGAATAGTTTAATTTATGATAGTTTTATGGGAACTGGCACAACAGCAGAAGGATGTGTTTTTGAAAAGATGCGTTATGTCGGCTCTGAATTGTCGGAAGAACAATGTAAATATGCAGAAAAAAGATTAAATATTAGAATATCTCAACCTACCTTATTTTGATGTCGGTAGTATTGCACACAACTCACTTATAGACGCAATAAAATAAACACAACTAACTATGTATCAATTTGTAAAAGTAACCATTGATGACCGTATCTATTTTTTTAGTAAACCGCATCATCTATACCACGATGGCAAATTTTATAAAGCATTCGTACATGGCAGCCAATTAGCATGGAAAATAAAAAATAAATTAATCACTTATAAAAAATTAAAAAATGATAACAATAGAAAAAATAACCGAGATAGTTGCTAAGACATCCAACACATCAATCGAGCAAATATTAGGCAAGTCCAGAAAGCGCGAATTTGTGCAACCTAGATTTGTGGCAATGAAACTTGCTAAGGAATACACCAAAGATAGCCTAGTTAAGATTGGTAACTACTTTGGTGGTCGAGACCATACAACAACCATCCATGCAATACAGACTATCAATGATTATATTGATATACGAGCCAATCAACCATTAGAGAGTGAATTGTACTTTACTGCAAAGGATAATCTGCATAAATATTTATTGGCTACCAATGGGATTTCACAAAGCGTTATTTTCACACCACATGAAGTACCTGTATGTTAGAGAGAAAAACAGCAAATGGCAAGAACTTTGACTATATATTGTTAAATGCACTTTTCCAATTGATAGAATGCGGGCAGGCACTAGATGAACTTAAAGATACTTCATTTTACAAGCATGAGAAAAAGCAGAGAATAAATAAAGTGATTGCAGATATAGAAGATGCCGTTAAAATTTATGATCCAATTTGGAGTATAGATGATGCAGCCATTTTGCAATTAACAAAAGCGCAAAAAGAATGGAGTAGTATGATGATAGACATACAACCTGAAAAAAGGGTACAAATATTAGAGATGGCAAAATTAGCAAAAGAAAACCCAGCGCAATTTAACACAATTGCCGTAGCAATGGGATGTGGAATAATTACCGTAAAGTAACTACCTTTGCAGAATGAAATATTTAAATGGGTAAATGGACTGAATATAATAGCGAGATAATTGCACTACTGCAAGGCAATGAAGAAATGAGCAATCACCTTGCAGCACAGACAATTTTAAAAACAACTCAATCAAAAGATGATAGTTTAGATGTAGCAAGTTTAACGCAGCACATCCGAAGGAATAGAGCTGAATTACTAGATAAAAACGAGGGCATCCATAATGCAACAGAAGAACTTGATGTGCCGAATAGTAAGGTAAAGCACCTTTGGCTAAAGAATAAAAGTGCATCTTTATTTGTTAAAAATCCTGACTATAGAGAAGATGGAGAGGATATAAAAGAAATAGATTTTTTAAGTATTTTTAAAGATAAAATTAAGCCTATTGAAGTAAATCAACTAGATAACTTTAAATATACTGCATTATTTGACAGGTTAGTTATTACCGATATTCATATTGGCATGGATGTTAATAAAGATGGCTATGCTTTGTATGCAGGGGAGTGGAACGAAAAAATAATATTTGAAAGACTAGAAATTCTAGTTAACCATACAATTCAAAATAAAAAGTCAGATACATTAATTATCCATGACTTAGGAGATTACTTGGATGGATGGGATGGATATACCACAAGGGGCGGTCATAAACTACCACAGAATATGGACAATCAACAGATGTTTGATATTGGATTAAAGTTTAAGATTATTTTAGTTGATAGCTTAATTAACCATTTTAAAAAAATACAATTTGTAAATATTTGCAATGATAATCATGCAGGTAGCTTTGGATATATTGTAAATTCAGCATTTAAGTCCTACATTGAACTTAAGTATAAGCAAGGCATTGAAGTAGTTAATCAAAGGCGATTTATAGACCACTACATAGTGGAAAATAGATGTTTTATATTAACACATGGAAAAGATGATAAGAGCCTTAAATTTGGCTTTAAACCTATTTTAGATGCAAAGCAAATAGAGAAGATTAAAAACTATATTGACGAACATAAACTGCATAGATATAAAATTGAATTTAGCAAAGGCGACAGTCATCAATTAATTTTAGATTTTACAAGTTCAACAAGTTTTGAGTATCAAAATTTTGGCGCATTTAGTCCGCCATCCGATTGGGTAAAAACAAACTTTAAAAATAGCATAAGTTGCTTTACACATTTTAATTATTACGAAAATCAAAAATCAATAAGTAATTATATATTTTAACATGGAACAATTTACATTTACAACCGACTGCAAAGATGAGGCTAAGGTATTTATACATGCAGTAGAAAAGGCAATAGCAGTATCTGAACTAAAACAAAAACTAAGATATGGGTTAAAAGAAATTGACTTTGGCGAAAACCAAAGTTACATTGAGCAGTTGTACAGTTTGATTTGCGAGATTGACAGCATAGGTGAATAAAAAAAGCACCTCGTTAAAAGTGCCTTTCCTGCATAAGTATTTATTAACCCGATAAAAACTATGCAAATATAAGTAAAAAAGTTTAATTTTGTAATAATATGACAAAAGTTGGTAATAACGACAAAAAAACGACTAAAAAATTAGTAGGCGTTACTTTTAGTAGTGAAAGGCAACCCACACCTGAAGCGAAAAGCGAAGGATGGAAAAAACTACGAGCTAAAAGACTATTAACACAAGAAATTATTAAAAAGATGATTGGTGAAGATGGTACACCAACAAATACATTTAAAGGCTATATAGATGCACTAATTGAGAATGCAATGCAAGGTAATTCAAAAGCTATTGATACAATTAATAACGGTTTAGAAGACCAAGTAATAAAACAAGAAATTACATTGCCTAAAATTGGCAAAGATTTAGAAAGCGAGAAGTATGCCGATTAGGTTTAGCCGTAAATGGTTCAATCCTTTGTACTTTATAATCAACGAAATAGCGAAGGATAACACAATTAGAAGGGTGCTAGTGTACGGTGGTAAGTCATCCAGTAAAACAGTTAGTATATCCCAATTCTTTGTAAAGGAGTGTGCGTGTTATAATACCAATACTATTGCCTTTAGAAAAGAAAGCACCATTATAAAAACTACTTTAAAAAAATCTTTTAACTTGGCTATTGATAACATGTATCTATACCCAGCATTTGACAAGTTGGAGTTAAGTTTTAGATGCAACTTAAATAGTGGTGAAATAGTGATGAAGGGATTGGATGATCCTGAGAAAGCTAAAGGTGTTGAAAGTTATAAATATATTTACCTAGATGAGTTAAATCATTTTACTTATGCTGAGTATGAGCAGTTTGACTTATCCATGCGAGGCATTGAAGGGCAAAAGTTGTTTGCTAGTTGGAACCCAGTGGATGAGAAAAGTTTTGTAAAAACTGAGATAGTAGATAAAAGCGAATGGACCAATACAGATAAGTTTGGCACTTTACCTGATGCTAATAGCTTTGTAAAGATTAGTGATGATGGTAAGACTATATTAATTAGAACAACCTACAAAGATAATTATTGGATTGCGGGCAGTCCATGTGGTACTTATGGCTATGTAGATAGTAACTTGATTGCGTTATATGAAGGATTAAGAGAAAAGAATTTTAACAGCTATAAAGTAAATGTACTTGGTGAGTGGGGCAAGACTACATTTGGCGGTGAGTTCCTTAAATCTTGGCGAAGTGAAAAGCATGTAAAAGAATGTGTATATAATCCTAAGTTGGCAATATACTGCATATTTGATGAGAATGTAAATCCTTATTTTCCTTGTGGTATATTCCAAGTTGATAGTAATGAAAAAGATTTTTATTTAATACATACTATTGCCAAGCGAAATCCTGAGAATACAGTTAGGCACATGTGCCAAGATATAGACCGCAAACTAAAGGAGTGGCGACATGCTGAGGCTGTTTATATTGGTGGGGATGCTACGAGTGTAAAAAATGATGTAAAGCAAGAGAAGGGGCATGATTTATTTTATTTAATTATGCAGGAGTTAAAAGAATATAAACCACGCAGGGCAGTATTAGGTTCTAATCCAAGCGTTAGGATGTCTGGTGATTTCTTTAATGCAATTTTAGAATACAATGAAGGCGGTTTGAATTTCAAAGTAGATAAGGAATGCAGGGTAGCCATTAACGACTTTGAGAATACCAAAGAAGATAAGAATGGTGGTGTGGATAAGAAAACAACAATAGATCCGATTACAAAAGTAAGCTCGCAACCTTATGGGCATTTTTGCGACTTAACACGTTATTTCATCTGCTATGTATTTAGAGAGGAGTACATAAGTTACCAACGAGGTGGAGCGCAATTGCAAAGACCAGCCATTGGCAAATCATTTAGTAAACATAATTATTAGAAACTATCAAAAAGAAAGTATAATTTTGCAAATGTACCCTACAATCATTAATACAATACCCTACAAACAATAATTTTGTAACGAAATGGCATATTTAATTCAAAGTGATTATAAAAAACTAATTCAAGCGGATAACTTAGCGCAGATATTAGGCAATGATTACACCATGCTACCACAAATAGAAAGTGCTGCGGTTAGTGAGGTTACAAGCTATTTGGTGCAAAAGTATGATGTTGCAAAGGAGTTCAAAAATATTGAGGTTGAAATATTAGTACCACCTTATAAGTATTATGGCGATAGAGTTTATTTAGATGCTCAGCCTTACAATCCTAACTATATTTATAATGATGGTGAAAATTGTTTATACAATGGCTATGTGTATTATTGTACTTATACTACAAGTATTGGTAACTTTGACCCTAATAAATGGGTTAATGTAGGCAGGCAATATCAAATATATTACTTAGCATTGCCAGCAGGTTACACTTACTTTGATTATTATACACAATACAAAACCAATGATTTAGTATTTTATAACAATAAACAATACACAGTTAAGCAGAATACTATTGGAGTATTCCCAACCGATAGCACAGTTTTATTTGGTGTTGGTGTGGATTACATTATGCAAGATAGCATTTACTTAGGCGGTGGTAACTTGAATACTGCATGGGTAGCAGGTGATAATAGAAACCAACAAATGGTTAATTACTTAATTGACATTGTACTATATCACTTGCACAGTCGTATATCACCACGCAACATTCCTGAGTTAAGAGTTAAGCGTTATGACGATGCAATTGCATGGCTTAAGCAATGTGCTAAAGGTGAATACATAACAGGCGGTTTGGCATTACTACAACCAAAGCAAGGCAATAGAATTAGATATGGTGCATCTGTAACAAAACAATATAATAACTACTAAATGGCAAATTTTTTAAATAGGTTGATAAACAGCATTTCATTTGAGAAGGCAGAAAATGAAGCTATGGAAGATATGCACAAAGTATATCAAGTTCCTTATCAATTACAACGTATTAGGCAAGATGCATTAAGTAGACGCGAGGCAATAGAAGAAGCTGAAAGGGCATATTTTCCGCATCGCGTAAGGATGCAACAGATGTACTTGAACACAAAAGAGAATGGGCATATCTTTGCATGTATAGAAAGGCGTAAGGACTTAACAAGATTACGCAAATGGGAGTTTGTAAATGCAAATGGTGAAGTCAATCAAAAAGTAACTGATATTTTTTGCCATAACGTGAAAGGTAGTAGTGTTGTAAAGGAGTGGTTTGCTAAGTTGGTAAATTATATTTTAGATGCTAGGTTTTACGGTTATTCGTTGGTTTATCTTGGTGATATTAATAATGGTGATTTTGACGATTTAGAGGTAGTAAAACGCTGGTTTGTTTCACCTGACAGGGAAATGCTTAACTCAGTATTGTATGATGTAAATGGTGCTGAATTTTGCGAAGATGAGAATATAAAAGATTGGTATTTATATGTGCCTACCGATAACGAAACAGGCACAAGTAAATGTGGTTATGGTTTATTTTATGAGTTATCCATTTATGAGATATTTGCAAGAAACTTACTTGGCTTTAATGGTGATTTTGTAGAGTTATTTAGCCAACCATTTAGAGTAGGCAAAACTAATAAAACAGAGGAGTCCGAGAGGGCAATGTTTGCAGAAACATTACGCGATATGGGCAGTAGTGGATGGGCATTATTAGATGCGCAAGATGATACGATTGAGTTCTTAGAAAGTAGCTTTGGTGGTAATGGATTTCAAGGTTATGATAATTTTGAAAAGAGATTAGAAGATAAAATAAGTCAAATAATATTAGGGCATTCAGATGCAGTTAAATCAATTGCAGGTAAGTTAGGCAATAGTAACGAAGATAGTCCAGCACAGCAAGCCTTAGAAGATAAGCAAACGCAAGATGGTAACTTTGTAAGTAGTGTTATCAATGGCAAGTTATTTGAACAGATGCGTAACTTAGGCTTTGACATTCCTATGGATGTAAAGGCTGTGCTAAAGAATGACAATGAGCAAATGGAGATGGTTGATAGCATGGCAAAGTTAGCTGAAACATTAAAGAAAGGTGGTTTGCAATTAGATGCAGAATACTTTACCAAACAAACAGGAATACCAGTAACGAGCGCACCACAACCAGCACCATTACAAAAACTACCAACGTCTATTCAAAATAAATTGAATGAAATTTACCGATAGTCAAATAGAAAATATGATTAAAGGTATAGAGGATGGATCTATAACTTTAGAAAAATTGCCAGTGGATTACTACAAGGCAGTAACTGACTATTTGAGCAAAGGAGTATATAAAGGATTTGGCAAAACATTGGAAAGTGTTGGTGCTAAAGATTACGATTTACTAAAGGAATTAATTACCAATACATATACATTTGGAGCTGCTAAAACATTTCAGCAAACAAAAGAAATATCTAGTTTACTAACTGATGAGGATGGCAATGTAAGGACTAGCAGGGAGTTTAATAGATTAGCACGTGAAACATACGACAATTGGAATAATAATTGGGGAGTAACAGAATATAACACAGCTATTGCACAGGCTGACATGGCTATAAAGTGGAATGTAATACAAAACCAAAAAGATGTAATGCCAATGCTAAGATATAGTACAATTGGTGATGCATGTAGTATTTGCGCACCATTAGACGGCATAACGGCAAAGGTAGAAGACCCAATTTGGAATACTATTTATCCAACTAATCACTTTAATTGCCTTTGTGTTGTATTGCAAGAGGATGAGTTCACACCTGCAACTAATGGCAATGCCGAGATAGTAAATGATGTTACTGATAAGATGAGTCCAATGTTTACCAATAATGTTGGTAAGACAGGGCAGGTATTTACAAAAGACCATCCTTATTATGACGTAGCGAAGGAGTATAAAGAATATGCAAAAGCTAATTTTAATCTACCAATAAATGAATAGCTTTAACTTACATATAGTACAACAAAGACTTGCTGAAACAAAGCGAGTTTTGCCTATTGTATTAAGTAAGCAGGCAGAAAATTATTTTACAGGTAGCTTCACTAAGCAAGGCTTAGGTACTGATAAATGGCAAGAAGTAAACAGACGCATACAAGGCACAAAGGAATATAAATACCCAAAGTTCAAAGGACTATCAAGACGCACAAAGCCAATCTTAATAGGCACAGGTGCGCTAAGACGTAAGGTAAGTAATTCAATTAGAACAGCTACATGGGATAATATTACTTTAATAGTTGATTTGCCTTATGCAGGTGTACACAACGAAGGAGAAGGACATATACCGGCAAGACCATTCATGAAGCAAACGCCTGAATTGACAATATTACAAAGAAATAAAATAACACAACATTTAACAAAGATATGGCAAGGACAATAGAGGAATGCAACGCGTACATACTTAGCAATTTAACTACTGAATTTGCAAGTATTGGAATAACAATTAATACAGCTACATGGAGTAAAAGAAATCTACTTCGTGTAATTTGCTATGTAATAGCCATAGCGCAAAGTGTAGCTGAACAAATGTATGATGTGGCAATAGCTAAGATGCAAGCCATACAGAATGTGAGTGCAGCGGCAACTGCATTATGGTTACAAGATGCGGTCTTTAAATTCCAATACAGCGCAACCACACCGCAAAACCTAGTTATTATAAATAATGTTCCAACTTATGCAACTATAAATGAGAATTTGCGAATAGTAACGGCATGTAGTGTGAATACAACAGTTACCAATCAAGTAAATATTAAAGTAGCAAAAGGTAATCCATTGGCAGCTTTAACGAGTGGTGAAAAAACAGCTTTGCAAACTTATGTAATATCAAAGGGCGCGGCTGGGATAACTTATAACGTAATTAGCAACAATCCTGATAGGTTATATTTAAGTGCAGATATTTATTATAAAGGCACATATTCAACCGTAATAAGCCAAACGGTTATAGACGCTTTAAATAATTTTTTAACTAATCTATCAAAGGTTAATTTTAATGGTAATATTTTGATAAGTGATGTAGAGAATTTAATTAGGAACGTGGATGGGGTGAATGATGTGGTAATTGATAGAATGGCAATAAGAGAAAGCACACAGGCAGTATTTGGTGGTACTGATATGGTTTTGGCTGGTGATTGGATAAATAGAAAAATGCAATTTTCCGCAGGCTATGCAATACAAGAGGACACAGCTACTTATACATTTGCAGATACTTTAAACTTTAATGCTGAGTAATGTTAGAGATAGATTTTAACCAATTAGGCAAAGATAATTTGCCAGTAGCTGAGAGGTCAACAGAAAATAAAAGTTTACTAAAATCTTTATTATCTAGGCTTCAAGCTACCTATAATATATTCATTGATTACATGAATGGTAGTAGTGCAAGTGCATACAGCGCAGGTACATACTCTATTTACGCACAGGTAAAATATAAAGGTGCTATTTATGAAAGTTTAGTAAGTGGTAACACATCTTTACCAACCGATACAACCAAGTGGCGTAAAATATTAAATAGTAGTATAGGTACGAATGAAAGCCAATATTATAACGGTGGTAAATTACAATTAGAGTATGCATTGAATAGCCACTTTGGATTAACATGGGTAAACCCACCAAGTTCACCGCCAATATTTATCAATAACAATGTAAAGACTATACAGCAATTCTTTGTAGGTGAATTTGAAGACTTATCATGCACAATAAATACTTT